AGATAGCAAAGAAATGGGCTAAGACTGATCGATATGATTCTGTCAATATACATCACGAAGACCCGACTGCTGGGTTGTCATTGCTTGAGTCTTTTATAATAGACAGAGAGCAGGGCAAATATCCACCTAAAGGCTATGATGAAGTTGCTGATGGGTCATGGTTCTTATCTTATATAGTGAATGATGATGACATCTGGGCAAGAGTCAAAGCAGGAGAGTTCAAAGGGTTCTCAGTAGAGGGATTCTTTGACTTTGAGGAAGACCCTGATGAGGTGATGTTGAATCGTATCAAGGAGGCAGTAGCCAAGTGGGACAGAGAAAATTGAGCCAAAAAAACAAATCTAATATTTATAATAAAATGAACAGTAAAGAAGTACTATCCGAAATCCGTCACCTATTGTTTGGTGACGAAGAGAAAAAGGAGGTAGCAATGGCAACAGCCGAACTCACTGATGGAACTATCATCGAGTGGGAGGGTGAACTTGCTGTCGGCACATCCATCTTTGTTCAAACTGGTGAGGGTCTTATCCCTGCTCCAGACGCAACTCACGAAGTAACAGGCGGAATGCTTGTGACTACTGAGGGAGGCGTTGTGACTGAAATTGTAGAGCCAGAGGTTGAAGCAAAAGAAGAGGAGGAAATGTCTGAAGATGTTCCTGCTGAATTTGCATCTCTTGAGGCTTTCAATTCTTTAGTATCCCGTTTTGAGGAGGCAGTTGAAAAATTGAACTCACTTGAGGAGAAACTAACTAACAACGAAGAGGCATTTTCGTCTATGAAAGAAGCCTTTGGTAAAACTGTTGACTTAGTTGAGAAGGTTGCAGACCTTCCATCTGAAGAGCCAACAAAAGAACCAGCGAAATTATCCAAGAAAGAGGAGCGTTTCGCTAACATCGCAAACATCGCAAAACAACTAAAAAACAAATAAAATCATGGCATTCAACGTAACTGGATTAACCGATTACACTAATCAGCAAAGCACTGACTTAGTGTTGAAGAGTCTTTTCGGCTCAAAGACTGCTGCTGTATTACAAGCGGCTGGACAGGTGCAGGTAGGTGTAAAATCTGCTGAAGCACTTAACATTTTAACTGGAGATGTATATTTCCAAGCAGACGGCTGCGGCTACACTGCATCTGGAAACACTACCTTCACTCAGCGCAACATCACTGTTGGTAAGATTAAAGTTGAAGAGACTTTGTGTCCTAAGACTTTAGAGGCTAAGTGGATGCAGACTCAAATTGCTGCTGGTTCTCCTGAGGCTGTTCCTTTTGAGGAGCAAATCGGAAACGACAAAGCAACTCGCATCGCTAAATTGTTAGAGGTAGCAATGTGGCAAGGTGACACTGCAACGTCTAACACTAACCCAAACACTAACCGTTTTGACGGTTTCAACAAGATCATCGATGCGGCTTCTGCTTCAACTGTTGACGGAAACACTACATCTGCAACTGCTATCACTACATCTAATGTAGAGGCTTTGGTTGATGATATGTACAATGCACTTCCTGCTGACATCGCTGACGCTGATGACTTGGTTGTGTTCGTAGGTATCGACACTTTCAAGAAGTACAGCACTGCTCTTCGTGCATCTAACTTGTTCCACTACGCTGCTGACAGCGAAGGAATGGAGATGATGATTCCAGCGACTAACTTGAAAATGATTGCTGTTGGTGGTCTTGACGGAACTGACAGAATGTTTGCAGGTCGCTTGTCTAACTTCTTTGTAGGTACTGACCTTGCAAACGAAGAGGAGGAATACAGATTCTGGTATTCTCAGGACAATGATGAAGTTCGTTTCCGTGCGACAATGAAGTACGGTGTTCAAATAGCATTCCCTGAGCAGTTAGTTGAGTTTACCCTTGCATAAGTCTAACCCTTAAAAAGCAAACGACATGAGTTGTGCATTAACTACAGGGTTCACTTTAGACTGCAAGGACAGCGTAGGAGGGATAAAATCCATCCATCTTATCGACTGGGCTGACGGGTTGTTCACTATCGCAAGTGGTGAAGCAACTGCTACTACTGCCACATCTGGCAGCACTTTCACATATGAATTGCCAAAGGCAACAGGTTCATTGACTGTGACTACTAACGTATCTCAGGAGAATGGAACTACTTTCAATCAGGCAGACGTTGTCTTCCGTTTGAGAAAGTTGTCAAAGGCTAAGCGCAACGAGTTGGCACTACTTTCCGCTGGTCGTGTGTACTGCATCGTGAAAGACAATACTGACAACTATTGGCTTGTTGGTAATGAGTACGGATGTGACGTGACTGCTATGACATCAGAGACAGGAACTGCAATGGGTGACAATGTTGGATACAACGTGACACTCTCTGCTATCGAGGCTGACTCTCCAGTATTGGTTGGGTCTGCTGTTATCACTGAATTAGGAATATAAGCGTTTCATAGTTTTGAATTGGGGGGCGGCTTTCGGGTCGCCCTTTTTGTTTTGCCAATTTTTTGATTTTGCTATATACATATAGATGCTTAGTATCACAAAGGCGGAAACAAAATTCTGGTATTTAACACTGACAGAGAAAACGACTATCTCTGACCCTACCTATTTGTTCAGCATCACACAACGCCAGACAAACAATACAACGAATTTCATAGCCTCAGATGTGTCAGCATATACTGAGCGATACAACAAGTTCTCAGTCACAGAAGGAACTACCTTTGACGTTGACTCTGGAGAATTTATGTACAGAGTATTTGCACAGACATCACCTACCAACACTGATCCTGACAATGCGGATGAGTTAGTTGAGCAGGGCATTCTCAAGGTTATTGATTCAGCAACAACACAAACAGTATATACCCCCACATTAAACGAAAAAATTTATGAGTAGTACATCAACATCCTTTTCAGCAGGATACACAGGCTGCAAAGTTATTTCAAACACGAGTGCCAATACAGGCGTTTTCAGAGGCTTTATTGTCAACGATGATGCAGTTGTATCGGCTATCCTTGACGAGAACGGCTCAAGCCTTCTATCGACTTTAGGATTAAGCGGAGTAACTTTGAGAAGCGGCATTTACATCTCTGTTGAAAGCGGAAACTACATTTCAAGCATTACATTAACAAGCGGTTCAATCGTAGCGTATAACCGATGATAGGCGTATTTGTCAAATCAACCCGATATAAAGGCTATCCCTTTAAAGTTCTTAACGACCTTATAAGTCGTGTAGAATCTGATGGGGGTACGGTAGAGGCGTTGAGTTGCACGATGGCTAATTTTAGAATGCCTTATTTCGACTATTGGCAGTCCTACCAAACAAGGGTAACGGGCGATAGTGGAGTAGTTGAAGGGGCAGATTGTTTCAACCAAGTTATTAGAGATTTGAAAGGATGAGTTTGTTAGATTTAGCGTCGTTAGTTTTAGCACCTACGGCTACGAAGGAGGGTAAGGTTTACTCTGCTATCCCTGACACGGGAGATGGCGATATGACGTTTACAAGAGGAAGTGCGGCAACAAGGGTTAATAGTGCTGGGTTGATTGAAAAGGAGAGGGCTAATTTGTTATTGCAATCCAACACGTTTAATACTACTTGGACGCCAAGCAACGTAAGTGTAACGGGTGGTCAAACGGGGTATGATGGTTCAAACGATGCGTGGCTTTTTGATTCAACTTCTGGTTATATATATCAAAGCGGATTGGGTTCGGTTTCGGGTGTACATACTATTAGTCTTTATGTAAAGGCTGGAACTGCACAAGGGTTTCGTATTCGTGTAGACCAAGCAACAGACGCAAACTATATTGTAGACCTTTCTGATGGGTCTTTAATTGCTGAAGGTTCTATAACGTATAAAAGCACAAGTGTAGGCGATGGATGGTATAGAATGGAATTGGTTTTTTTAGCGAATACCATCTCTAACATTCAGTTTCGTGTTACAGATTTAACGGGTGCTACATCTTCGGGGACTGCATACATCCAAGACGCTATGCTGAATCAAGGCTTAGTCGCTCAGAGTTACATTGAAACAACAACAACGGCAGTCTATGAGGGTATAACAGATGACGTTCCTCGTGTTGATTATAGCGGTGGAGGATGCCCAAGTCTTTTGCTTGAGCC